CTTGTTGTGCATTAGAAAAACCCGCTATACGTTGACCTTCATACGGGGTATATGGACGATAAGATTGAGCCTGAGCCCGTGACATTATGTCCGTTACATACGGCTCGGCATATGCAGGTAGATTAGTTTGGGTAACAGTGGATGAAGTTTGAGCTGGCATAGCGCCGCCACCTTTATACAACTTAACCCTACCAGCTTCTAGCTGGAACCCTCTTACATCTGGCCCGTCATTAAACTCAAAATTTGTATATGCCATGATTACTCCACAGGTATCTCAAAAAATATCCCTTTATGTGTAGCGCCTTCTGGTCCAAAGATCTTTAGCCAGCCCGCCCGCCCTATAGACTCTATAACTCCACAATTACAATCTTTAGCAAACCTTTGTAGCATTAGCAGCATGGGGGTTTTCCATTTCAACCCTTCAATACCACCTATAAAGTGAAACGCTAAGGCATTAATCCTTGGGTAGCTAACTACCTGTGTAACAACCGCCCCGTACACACAGCTATCATCATAGGCAATCCACAACTGCCTTGAGCCATCTAGGATAACTGCTTTTATATCCTCTGTTTTGTACCTTCCGTAACTATGCTCCGCTGCCTTTTCCATGTAGCCTTCAATCTCACCCCACACTGAATCTACATACTCTGGGAGAATCAAAGATATTTTAATCATGCAGCCAATACTTTCCTGTCATCTAGTTTCTTAACTTGTTTCTTTGTGCCGTGGGCTGACTGCCTAACTCTGTCCATCATGGCATGTAACTTCTTAGCCCCTGCTTTAGATGATCCGCCACCAATAGCACTGACTACATCAGCAGAAATAACAAACTCACCATCAGCTAATCTAGCAGGTTGCCTATTGCCTATTGTTGCACGAATAGAATCACTAAGCCCATCACCCGGGCCGTCTAGATAATTACCACCCTTAGCCAAGCTAGTTAACCCGCCTATTGCTAGTGGTATCTCCATCTGTTGAGTTTCTGGGTTGTAGACGTATTTAGAAGTATCAGTATATTGGTACTCATGCTCGTCTACCCCGGGTGCTGTAAAAGTTGCTGGCCTATACGGTGCGTACTTATCTCCTAGTGGGGATTCCTCTACTGTTATTGGTTTAAAGCCATAGTTACGCTCACTACTATCCACCGGGGTTTGTGTCTGAGTAGCCTGTTGTGCTTGTAACTGCTTTAATATATCTGGCACTTGAGGCCGCTGTTGTTGCCGCCCTATATTAGCTAAGTAACTCTGCAGTGGATTGGACTCTTCTATTTGTGGGTTTATGCCCCGTACATATTCCTGAATAGCGTCCATATCTGGGGTAGCCATCTTCTTTTCTACTTCGCCACCATCAGCATAGCCATCGTACCCAGCTTCGTCATCGTAAGAACCGCCACCTGCTAACCCCATCAACCCACCTACTGCAGCCTTAACAGCGCCGGGGTATTCAGTTATACCGGGGTAGGGGTTTACATCAGCAAAGTACTGTCTTTCTGAAGTATCAGTGTAAGATGCTGGTCCTGTGGGGAACTGAGCTATTCTTTCCGTGGGCTTATACGGCCCTCTATATGGCGTAACTTTTGTCTCAGGCCGTCGATTACTAGACGGTTGCATAGCGTCCATTAACATAGGCCCACCTATTGCCCCAGTAGCCAATACACCCGTCGTACCACCGGGATAATTATTAGGAAAATCATCAAACATACCGGGTTTTCCTGCCGGGGCTTGTGGCGTTGAAGTTGTTGGTGGCGTAACTGTTGGCTTGGGAGTTGTTAGTGAGGCTATTCCACTGGGGGGCTGTTGAGCCGCACCTAGTGGTACCTGTGGAGTACTTGAATAGAGGCCAGTGTTAATATTAGGACCGCCCCTTACTTGAGGTGCTCCACCGTACATATTATATGGCGTCCCAGTACCTGTAAAAGCCCGAGCATCTGTGCCAATAGTCTGCCCTACGTTTGTGACTTCACCTGCCGCCCCACTGATTCCTCTACCCGTCGTAGACGGATTATTTAACCCTGTGGCTATACTGTTATCTATTTGGTTAATAGCGGGTCTAATTAATTGTTTACTCCCTTGGGATATTGCCTGTTGCCCTAGCTTCCTCCCTGCTAAACTACTTAGGCTACCAAGACCGCCGGTCACACCCCATGCACCAAGCCCAGCCAGAAAACTTTGGCCTAGATCGCCTGTCTCCTCATATGTTCTACCCCCCTCGGCTACGGCTACACCCCCTTGTACATAAGGATTATTTAGTATTTCACCTGCTTGGGTTAGTCCCCTAGAGAACACATTGCCAGTTTGACTACCAGCAGCAGATAAACTACTAGCCCCCGGTGCAGTAACCCCTCCAGCGCCAACCCCCGGGGCTAACCCAGTAGCAGCACCCTGACCAAGAGCACCGGCAGTTGGGAAGACTGCAGAAGCACCACCAGTAGTACCAGCGGCGGTAAGTTCAGCGGCAGTGGCAAGTTCAGCGGCAGTGCCTAATGTTGCTGCTGTTGTTCCTAGTGTACCCGCAGTACCCGCTGCTAAACCCAAACCCCCCGCTCCTGCCGCCAGCGTACCTCCCGTTGTTGCTGCCGCTAATGTTGCGGCTGCTGCGGCTTCTGCCATTGCAATCGCTGCTGCTGACATGCCTACAACTATGAAAGCCATAATGAGTCTCCTTTATACTGCAAAAATTCTTGGTAACTTCCAATGGTCAATTCGTTTTCTGCTTTGTCAATGTCGGTTTCTTCTGTTCCGCAAATCGTTGTCCACACAGTTTCTTCGTGCGTGACCAAGGCGCGTTTAACTCCAGCCGGTGACTCGAACATATCGCCCGATTTCATGCGCTTCCAGCCGTCCTCGGTCAATACCGAAATGTCACCCCTTACAACAATGTTAACCTGTTTGAACTTGTGCAGCTTCCCGATGAGAATGGAGCCTTTTGGCGCTGTCATTTCACGAACGTATACTTTATTACCAAAACAATGGCGTAATGGAATTTCAATTTGTGGCATCTGCAATAATACAGCTTCAATGGCAAACAGCTTCTCGATCATGTCGCCACTCATCGTGCTCAGAGTGGTAGTAAAGTCTACCACTTCATTTGCTGTACTTTGGGGATCTACTAGCTGTAGGCTCATAGTGGCATTATCCTTAAGTTTCTTGCGTATGTATAGTGAATTATGGTATGGCTGATACAAACTGCAATGTTGCTATAACCCCGGGAGACTGTGGAGTGGTGGGAGTAGACCCAGCAGCTATAGTTGCAATACTTATTCCTAAATCATCTCCATGCCACATGATCTCCAAGAAATCAGCAGCAGCTAATTGGATCATGTAGTTTAGCCCCGCAATGAGCCGCCCATCTATCCCGCCATGACTGTTGTGGATTGTAAAGACGCTATTGCTATTAGCTATACCTGCTCCAGTAGGGGTAGTTGCGTTCTTTCTAAACCAAACATCAATGTCATGAGCCGCAGTGTCAGTATTAATAAACTGAGCGCTGAACTGTAAGTTATATATCCCTGCATTGGTCACAGTGAGCTTGGTTGCCATAGCCCCAGTTAAGGCTCTTGAGGTCACTGTTTGAGATACAGATACGGTATACGTCCCTAGACCACCGCTTGTACCTGTTAGCTGGACAACAACGTAAGTGTTAGCAGCAACTGTAGTGCCAGCTATTAACATCCCCGGAAAGATAAGCCCTGTTAACCCAGAGGCTACAGTTAGAACGGTAAGGGCTATTGAGCCTGTGAAGGCTGCAGATCTAGAGGCGACCGATACCCCGCTAGATATATCTGTAGTGGCAAGACGCATCGGGTACTCAGTAGTTACACTTCCGCCAGCCTGATTAGTTGTGTCGTAGAACGAGCCATAGGGCAGAGTTACACCTAGCCCAGACCCGGTAAACAACCCCCCAATAAACTCATCTGCTTGTATAGGCGTTCTAGAATCTAGCTGACTGAAGTAAACCCCCAGTACCCGTATGAGCTGCGTGTTGTACTGCTGGCTGTATTGTGCCGGGGGTACTGGCATCGGTGGAGCTCTGAACAACACCATACCCATTATCTTCTCCCGCTTGGCCTAGCATCAACACGGGGGCTACCTATCTGCCACTTAACCCCTAGGTCAGTAGAACTTATCTTTATCGCCATCTGCCTTGCACGGGCACGGATAAACACTTGGTTTGTATACTCATCCACTGCGGTACTAATAACTTGTTGGGCGTCTGAAGCCTCTTCAGTATATGGAGCCCCCGGGAAACTGCGTGGTAGTATAGTTAATACTGCAGTAGGCGTTGGGTTTGCAGTCCTATCAGACCCATTAAAATTAACGTCAGGTATGATCCGCTTGGTTAGCATGAACTTATCACCATCATCTATATCTATGTCGTTTGACTGGATATACGCTTCCATCCCCACCACCCCATCATCAACCCCATTTTCATGGCTGTACAAGTAGCTTATCCCTAGATCAGAATCGTATTCCGCCGCCTGTGGGTAAGTCCTTAGTGGGCTATCGTTCCAAGCAGTACGCTCTATAGTGCCGTAGTACCAGATCTGTTCAAGGTAGTTGTAGATCACGTAACTATCATTAGTGTCGCTAGTAGCGCTTGGGTAGAACCACCATACTTCATGGAACCCTTCGTTAGTGCCTGCGATAATTTGTGGGGCTTGGTCGTAGTTTAGGTTTTGAAAGACATGGTTACGCAGTGTGCAAGGTAGTGTCTCAACCCGTCCAGAGTAAGCATAAAACTTATCCTGCCCCATCCAGTAAGTAACATTACTTGCAGAGATAACTGCACGACCTGAAATAATAGAAATATTATCTGCGTATTCTTGTATACCAAATACATCCGCAGTGCCTAAGAACTGTAGTGTGTATAGATTAGAGTCGGTCCATACTAATACTTCCTGCCTTGTAGCTAGTGCGCGTACAATTCTAGACCCACGAGACACACGTAGAAACCCCGCAGAGTTAGTAACCATTGGTTCCCATTCAACAGGATCATTCTGGTCTGACCAGCGTATAAGCAGGGGATCTGCAGTGCCACCCCCAAACGGTGTGCACCCAAAAGCTAATAAGTGACGATCTTGCTGAGACAAAATAACCTGCATCGCTATAGCAGGTACTGCGTTTGCCCCGGATAAACTAGAAAGAAGCACCGCCCTAGTCGTAAATTCTGGCTCAGGAGCAGTGCCCCGTTCCCAGTAGTAAATAGCCCCATTACGTATATTCATTACTAGGTCGTTGTCGAAGTTATCAAACCACCAGTCTCTCTGGGCAAAAAATACAGGGACTGCTGAACCTGCCCCCCACCCATTACGCGCCCAAGCACCCGCCCCATATCCATACCCTGCGGTTCTAATGACATAGCCTATATTTATCTGGAATTCCGCAGTAATACCTGTACCCCCACCTGCAGCAGACGATGTAGCTACTGTAGCCACAACTATAGTGAACTCGTTACTTGATATTACTTCCGTTACTACATGCTCAATATTTAGATCACCCGCAGGTACTCCACCTACTGCAGTAGCCCCAGAGAAAGTTACGTAATCTCCTAGGCCAGCGCCATTTGCAGCTATAGTTACTGTAACCGTAGTAGATACCCCTGTGATAGCCACAGACCCCACAGTCTGCGTAGGTGTTACTGTATAAGTACCAAGTTCTCCTTCGCCTGTACCGTAGGCGGTTATAGTCGTACCAGCAGCAATCCCACTACCTGATATTACTGTGCCTATAGTCAAGTGCCCGTAAGTAGCCGTAGTTACAGTTAGCACAGCACCGGTAATACTCCCATTACCCACAAACCCGGTTCTAAAACAGTTATCGGTATCAGGAGAAATAAAGGTTCCGCTTAGCGGGGTTATGTCGTAGAAGTTTGCCCCTGCCTCAATGTATACCTTGGCGTTAGTTCCTAGTGCAAGTAAGTCATCGTTGTACGAAGTAATCCACCCCCACATCTGGCGGCACACGCCAATGAAAGAACTTGGTGAAGCCTTTAGCCAACCGCCTACTTTCTCTGGGTATCCAGAACGAAAACGTATCTTATCGCATTGAAACCAGCCACCCTCACCTGAGTAGTTAGTTTGATCCCGGTTTATTCCGGGCTTTAGTTGGATTTTCTTAAGCATATGGGTTCCTTAATGGGTACTTTATACTCATCTATACCCGTCTATACACCAAAACGTGTATAACTACTCATCTAATTGCTGATTGCTCTCTAACCCAGTCTTGGAGGGCTGTGAGAGTTTCTTTGTTCTGGTGGCAGATACCGTAATTTGCTCCAATGGTTTCGGCAACGGTTTCAACTGCAACGGTGGACGCATCAATAATTCTGGTGGGGTCGGGAAGTTCATTGTAGATGGCGCTGTCGTGCCACACCCTGAAACCACTAGACAAAGTACCAGTATCTTGTACATAAACTTTAACCTCTTTAATTATCTCTCTGCTCTTTCCTTGCACAATTTGTACTCGATCCACATACTGCGTGATCGTTTTGTCTGAAACCACTGCCTGTTTGACCCCTGTCTCAATGGTATGCCTCTGCGCCTCGATTGTAGCCTCATAGCACGCACTAACTCCCCATTTGTGACCGACGTACAACCCGAAAGAAAACAATGCAGCAGCAAGCGTTGTAGCGATAGCAATTTTAGTACTGAGAGATAAAGCCTTCGCCCCTGCTATAAAGGGTATCACGGCTTGAAAGTTCTCTTGCCGGACAGTGGCTTTCTCGTTCCAAGATGGCACCAGTTAATAGTTGCGCCGGGTTCTTCTCTGTACAGGTCATACTTAATCAATGCGTCAGGTTTTGCATCCAGCCACTTATCTAGGTGCTCACCACGGTCGTAAATATCTACAGCCATACCTTGCTTGTGTGCAGACTTAGATGACCCTGTAGTGGAGGTCTGCAATCTGAACCCCCCATCGCCATTCTTGTTGCCTGAGATCTGATTGCCAGTAGCTGGGTTGTTTTGTAGTATTGTTCCAGTATCCGTAGCAAATGCGGCTAATAGGTTATTAACCCTGTACAACAACGTCAGGGCGTTCAGATTGTATTCTGTGGTCTGTGGCTTATCGTTGAAGTATTCCTGCAGAGTAATCATTGGATCGGCTCACTCGTAAAGAATCTAAGCACCATGTTGCCCGCACTACTAACGAATATCAAGCCAGCGTAGGCTATAGGCGGGATGAACATAGCAAAAGTCTGCGCCCCAAGTTCAAGAAGCCCAAGAGCTAAGATTAATGCCCCGTTCCACCAGAGCGTCTTAGACCTACGGGCCTTTTTCACTTATGTCCTAAGCCAACTGCAGCTAGAGCTATACTCCCAATAACTGCAAGCCCAATGAAGGCTTTCCAGAATATAGTCCTAGCAGCTTTCCAATCCTTAACAAGCTCAGATAACTCTTTGTGGTCGTTGTAGTGTTCCTCGGGCTCAATCCAGAAATCCTTACGGTGCTCCCGAATCATGGAGCATAGTCTTAAGGCCACAGCGTCAATTTCTTCGTTCGTCATGTTTGCGCCCTATACGTTTCATTCGTTGAATTCGTTCCCAATCTTCCCTACAGTCAGCAGAACAGTAGGCACCCTTAGTCTTTATACCGCAGTTGAGGCACATCCCGGTTAGCTTTGGTGAAGCCTTACGAAACGCTATCGCAGACTCTCTAAACAGATCCTCGTACTCCGAAGCCTTATCTGAATCGTCCATCTTGTTTCATTTAGATTAGCCAGATAATAAACGCAATTATAACTACTACTAGCGTAGTGCGCTTAGAGTTCTTAATCAGATCAAGGAATCTGTCTGATACTGGATCAGCTATAGCAATAACCTCATCAACCTTGCCCACTACCTTCTTAGCTTTGTCTTTAATGGTCATGATTCAAGTGCTGCTATCTGTACTTGGATAGCATTAAGTTTCGCCATGAGTTCTTCTCGTGTAGGAGGTAATAGAGCAGGTATGTCTACAATGACAGGTGGATTAGGGTTAGTGAATAAACCGTCTGCATATACCCAGCCTATTTGACCTTCTTCAGAAGCAATAGCAATGACATCTTCTAAGCCTTCAGGGCATCCTGCTTGGACAGTATCGTATTCGATGGTATTGACTACAACATTGTCTTTTAATATAACGTGACGTACTAAATTAAACATAATATTCCTCTACTAATATAACTCCTGAGCCACCAGCGCCGCCAACAGCGCCAGCTCCACCAGAAGCACCAGCAGTGCCACCAGCACCTATAACATAGGAATAAGTTGCCGAAGGAGATGAAATAATAGCGGATATATACCCTCCAGCACCGCCACCTAATCCCCCAAATAAGTTACTACCTACATGTGCTGAAGTACCACCACCACCGCCACCACCGCCAGCATTAACTGCTCCTGCTGTACCTGCTGTAGTTGTATTACCTGCACACCCAGCACCGCCAAATACACCATTACCACCACCTCCACCGAGTCCATACATCCCAACAGACGAAGCATAACCTGCTTGCATACCAATCCCACCAGTAAGTGCCATACCGACGGCTGGTGAAGCAATGGTTGCAGTTCCTCCTGCGCCTCCGGATGTTTGACTTCCTGCTGCACCGCCTGTACCTCCCACACAAGTTAAAAGACTTGTGCCAAAAGTGCTTGTACCTCCTGTGCCAGCAGAACTTCCACCTGTTCCAGCTCCACCACCACCTCCGCCCCCAGCCATAGTGATTTTAATAGCCTTGCAGTTAGCTGGTAACGTATATGTACCTGAACCCGATGTGAATGTTTGAACTGTGTGAGGAACTGTTGTCAAGCCTGTGCCGCCATTAGCTACTGGGAGCGTTCCTGTTACTGTGGTTACTGGGACGCCAGTAGTTCCATCTAAAATTAGTGCCATATTATTCTCCTTTCCAAATTTCTGTTGGCGGTGTAGCCCAGACCACTTCCCCAGCAGTCGGGTAGACAGCAATCTGACGAATCACTTGGCGATAAGCAATAAATTCACTTTGGTTACTAAGACGTGGATTAGCTGTTGGTAGCCCTATGTCAGCTATGGTTGTCCAGTCAGTGCCAGCTAGTAGCCGAGATGCGGTAGCTTTATTATATTCTGCTGTAGGGGGTGACGGGGGTATTGGAGTGTTTGCTACTGTCCATGCCGCCATTGCGTTATCTGCCCATTCTGGCAGCACTGTTATATCTTCGTTAGGCTGATCCACATACTCAATCCATCCAGCAACATCTTGCCATTGAAGAGCGTGTACATTAGGTGGCGTTCCTTCCCATACCAACCCCAAATAACTTATTCCGCCCTCATAAACAGCGCCATCGACAGGTATGATTGTTAGTTTCATATTTAATCCTTAGTAGCCATGATTACATCAACGTAAGAGACAGCCAAGTTAATCGCTGTACCTGTAAACGCAGCGGCTGAGTGAGTATGTGATGTTCCGCCACCAGTTACTTGCGTGGCAGTTGTAAACCCAGACCGAGGGATAACGTTATATACACTATTTAAAGAATATGTCCCCCCTCCAACATTGGGTCCATAAGGTAATGCGTGTGAATGACTTGGTATTTGAGATTCTGACAAAGTAGTAGCCCCAGAAGCAGCATTAGTTCCAGCAACGGCTTGACTTGCAAAGGCTGTAGTAAATGCTACTGAGCCACCAGTTGATGCTGCTCCGCTTACTACTCTCAATGCTTTATTATCATTAGCTACAGACTTAGTCCAGCCAGTAGGAGCAGCAGTCTGAACAAACAACATAACTGTTCCTACATCAAAGGCAGGTGGTATGCTAGCGGTTGTTGCCATTGTTCCACTGGCAGTTGGTAATGTTATAACCACTGAACCTGCAACCGCAGGTGCTGACAATGTAACCGAGCCAGAAGTGTCCCCTGCGACTACGATCGCGCTCATGCTACCTCCTTTACTTCTGGATTAACCCACTGACACGTTTCTTCATCCAGTGTCCAAGTAGGATCAGGTTGTGGTGGGATAAACGCATCTCTTACTGGATCGTATGTGTAACCGATACCCGCGTAGTTCTTGCGTAGAGGTCTGCCCTCTGGGTGCTTTCCACCAAGTGTGTTGTATGAGGTCTGTAACCATTGACCGGGGCTAGAGTCCACGAACGTATCAAAAAACTCTGGCTCGGCAACA